AGATGTCAGATCCAGAAACAACGTCTGTCGTTTCTCTTGTGATACCGTCTCTATTTAGCTGCACAAACGCCAAGCATGGAACATCGTATTTAACCATAAAATTGTGAAGCTTTGTAATCTGAAACCCAAGAACCTGATATTCTTGCATTGAAGAACTAATTCCCTCAGAACCCATAAGTTTAAGATAGTCATATACAATTAAACAATCTTTTGTTTGTCCATTGTCGTCAAAGCCTACGTGCTGATATATCCATTTACGCATTTGGCTTAGTATGTTTTCAAAGGATTCTCCCGCAATACTAATATAGTGATAGGGTATTTTCTTTAGTTTATCACTAGCTGCCAAGACTTTTTCTTTGTCTATTTCGCTCTCAGCAAACCTACCCGTGGTGATCTTGTTTATTTCTACACCAGAAAGGCACGCGAGCATACGGTTGTGGTGGTCTTTTTTGGACATCTCCGTGTCCAAAACCAATACGGGAATATTTAGCTCTCCGCTCACATGCATGGCGACAGCGTCTCCAAACATGGACTTACCAACCTTTGGTCGTGCGGCAACCAAGTCAACACACTTCCTTCTTAGTCCGCCGCCAATAGCTACATCAAATCTTGGAAACCCGCTGGGGATGCCAGCAAAGTCCGATGGGTTATCTATAAGGTACTGTACATACTCGTCAAGATCTTCACCAATCAGTTCGGTCTGCTTACTGGAACCTTTATAGATATCGCCAGTCGCATCCAGTATTGGTTCTTCCACCTTGGATATTACATCTATAATGTCCTCATCACCGGTGAGTGAGTCTAGATGTTTTTCGCAAGCCTTAAGTGTTTTCTTGAGATCTCTTGCTAGCTTAAGCTTTGCTAGCTTAGAGGCGTGGATGCCTATGTTATCTTTAAGTATTGGGAAGTTAAATAGGGATCTAATGAACCCTATCTCATCTTTGGTATTAATCTGATCGTAAATACCAAGATCGTTTCCGGCAGACAATATTGATGAAAGCTCAACCTTAGACGTGTCAAATATTGACTTTTGTACACAGCTAAAGATAAGCTGATTCATCTCATTGGTAAAATGATCCGACTGAATAAAATCTATCTCTAGATAAGCGTCGAGGCCATACTGACAAAGAGCCGCTATGACAGCTCTCTCAGCCGCCATATCTTCAAGTTTTTTTGTTGTTATTTTGCTAGACATTTGTCACACGTATAAAATTCTCTTGCGTGGGTTGGGTGTACGGAAAAGTCTTTATTACATCTCTGACAGTGTTGATCCACGTATTTTACTGTCGCCCTTCGTCTTTCAGTTGGCTGAAAGTCTGGTGTTGTAATGTCTCTGGCGTCCTTACCGTCATCAACAAACTCATTTGATCTGTTCTTAACTTCATTTACAGGTACGCCGCCTTTTCTAGTTTCAATAGCGTCCCCTCCAATGATGGGGGAAAGAAACTCAGATTCGTTCTTGTTGTTAGTGGGAGGTGTTTTCTTTTCTTCTACTGGGGGCTTACTCTCCTGCTCTAGCAGGTTATTTGCTAAGGATATCAATTCAGCATCGTTTGTGGCGATAGCGTTTTTTAATAGTTTCTTGGCTTCTTCAAGTCTGTCCACACTTATCTCCTTCTAGATAGGTTTGTTAAAATGTTTGCCATACTCTGTACTCTGTCGGCTTTGCCGCTCAATATTTTAACCCTAGCCTCAGCGTGATTTTTCACCTTCAATATTTCAGATGCTAGAGGGTTTTCTCTTATCGCAGAATAATATTTCTCTTGCCACTTGGTATATTGTGATCCATAGTTATTCATCACTGTAGATATTATATACCAAATACTGGAATCTGCCCATTCTAAAATGATACTTTCTTTAGCTTTCTGCGTTTCTATGTACTCCGAATAAGCGTATAGTTCATATGCATATGAAGCCTGAACCTCCGATGACAGAGATTTTATGTCTTCGGTTTTAAGGTTGAGTATTATTTCTATCTCTTCGTTTTCTTTTACTGTAGCGATACTCTTGGACGATTTCCAATCTTCTACGGCATTTATGAATTCATTTAATCTTTCTTCGCCACTCATCTATATCCTCATTGTAATTAAATTCTATTAAGCGTATATCGTTAAGCTCGCACCACTCTTTTTTTTCTGAGTCCCTTGCTTTGGCTCTATAAAATGACAACTTATCTTTGTAGAAGAATTTGTTAAACTTGTAATGCTGTTCGCCATGTACTTCAACAATTAAATTTCTGTTTGGTATAAAAAGATCAGCCCTTAATGTGCTACGCCTTCTTTCTGTTTTGCTTCCGGGTAGTGAAACCTCTTCTAATATTCTATCATACGGAAACAGTTTGTCAAGAAGTTCTTTTGCTTTTTTGTGTAGAGATGATCTGCTAGACGCCTTTGCCTCGCTAGCCGAGGGATTCCAGCTATACTCTCTCCCATCAAGACCCTTTATGTTCACTATACTTGTTCCTTAAAATCTCGCAAGTTTCTGTCCAGTCGGATACGTGGTGAGACACATCCGCCTTAGAGTATATGGGAAAATCATTTCCAGAAGGCTCACATCTGTCTCCAAAGAATACAGTTTTTCCAACCATGTCCTTAAGTGCCTGAGATTTGTTTTTGCCTTTTGGGTAGATGTCTATACTTATCTCTCCACCTACTGAAAACTCTAGCTTGGGATACGCAAATGAAAGCGACTTTGCAATTCTTTCTCTCTCTCGAACTGTATTATCCCATATATGGTACGCCTTGCGTTGTTGGGTTGTTGCGCTCCTACCCAGCGTGGTAAAGTTTACCATGCCAATACGCTCTTCTATGTTATTTCTAGCTTTTCCAAACCAAGGGCTTTTTTCCATAGCTAGCATAAGATCTAGATGCAGATAGGCAGACATTTTCCATTTGGATTCTTTTGTTAATTTACCATTTTTATATAGCTGGTTTCCGCAACACTGGTAAGATCCATCAACCAATCTCCATAAAGGAACCCCAACTTGCTCTACGGTTTTATCCCTATCGGAGCCAGTAACAAAGAACACCTTATTATTTAAGGACTGCTGGTATAAAACCCAGTCTGCAAATATGTGTTTAAAGTTATCGTCTATTTTTTCCCTTGACGGAGTTAAGGTTCCGTCAATATCAAACAGGTAATTAATCATCCTCTTCTACCTTTTTACCATCTCCATCAAGCGTTACCCACCCACATCCTTCGCACAGGCAGAAGTATCTTTCATGCTTTCTGACAATTCCCGCAAACTCATTTTTATCTGCGTGCTCTTCTCCAAACAAATCGGCGGTACAATCATAGCAAAAACTAGCCATCTCTTTTTTTCCTTCTCTCTATAACCTTTGTCTCTTCTCTTTTTAAAAGATAGAGTGCAAGCAATACTATACCCACCTCTATAGTCCATGCCATAACTCCAGCAAATACAGCCTGCATTATACTACAGCCCTCCCCTTTAGTTTTTCCCAATCCTTTTCAGGTCTAACTTCTAGATTTGTTTCCCAAGCCCCACGAAGGGTGTGGCACGGAGTACCCAGCTCTTCCGCAAGCGTTATTATTGAGTTTAGATCTTTTGGAAAACAGCTTCCTCCAAAACCTCTCTTGCCATCAGGCCCCGGAACTACCCAGTGTGTGTCGCCAAGACGGGGGTCAAAGTTTGCGTACTCTGTAACCTTATCATAGTCAACCCCGCTAGCCTCGCACAGCTTGGCAAATTCGTTGGCGACTGAAACCTTTGCCGCCAAGAAGCAGTTAGATAAATATTTTACATATTCAGCGATTGTTGATTGTGTCTTTATGACTTTTACATTTGGAAACACATGTGAGTAGAATTGTTTTAATGCGGTAGTGGCCTGTATTGACCCACCTAAAACAACCCTGTTTGTGTTTTTGAAATCTCTGGATGCAAACCTTTCTGTTAAGAACTCCGGATTAAATACAATCTTGTCTGTGTTTAATTTGCTATTTAGAGACGCTGTTGTGCCGGGGGTTATCGTAGACTTTATGCTAATGATAGGGTTTCCAGCAGACACAACATCAGAACAAACCTGCTCTACTATCGACGTGTCGCAAGAACCGTCTTCTCTCATTGGCGTAGGCACGCAAACAAATACAACATCTGATGAATCGGAAAGCGTAGCTATGCTGTTGTGTGTTGAAAGTTCTGGTAAAAACTTATCGTATGTATTTACCGGATAGTATCTTGAAAACTCTTCTTTAAGAGCCTGTCCGACAAAACCCTGACCAACTATTCCAACTGTTTTAATTGTCATTTATCAAATTTCCTTCTATGTAAATTGGTGTATTTTCCCCAACATAAGCCCCAAAAGTATTGTACTCAAGCCATTCAGCAGCCTCATCGTAGTCTACGCATAAATCCTTAGCGCATATCTCTATCATTTTCGCAACAGAGTAAGCAACCCTTCCTGAATCGAAGCCGCTACAAACCCCAATAATAGCACCGTCATAGCCATCGGCAAAAAGCAAATCATCGCCATAATGTTCACTAAGCTCTTCACGAATTCCCATGTCCCTTGAATCCCTTTCTCCATGTCTTCTTATCCTTGTCCCACCACTTTCTATACTTTTCACATATCGCTTTGGTTTTTTCATTTATTATTTTAGTATGTAATCGAAAATTGTCAAGTTCTTCTTGGTCAATTTCTGGTTTTTTAAATCTCTTTTTCTTAGCCACCGAGCATTTCCTTTATTGATGTTTCGAGGAATTCAACCAAGCTATTGTTTTCTGATAAAAAGGTGTATAGATTATCTTGTCCCTGAAACTTGAAAGCTTTACCCAATGCTTCTTCATCGTCAACATTTAGCTCTGGCTTTATCTTTTTTGCTAATTCTTTGCAATCAGCCATAAAAACACAGTTAAACCAAGCTCCTGATTTTTGTATCAGTCCCAAGTCACACGACAGCATCAAAATTTCCTGTGTCTTGTCTATACCGTGTCCATATCTAATATAGCTTTGAACCTGTCCTCCGGGCGCTCCCATAGAAGAGCAGATTATCTTCCAATTTACTACCTGCCCAATCCTGTCTCCTCCTGTGCTTGTCCAAGGGGAAACAGCCGATACCCTCTCGCCCCCGCCAGCAATCTCCATTCTGGTGTCGGCTTGATACTGAATCTTATTACCACCGTCAGAGAGTTTAGATTTTCCGAATCCCGCCGTGTTTGCTATGTAGTGAGTAATAGCTATAACCAGTCCACGCTGTCTTGGAAGAAGCTGCCCCACCTTTTTTGTAAAGATAGAGAGAATCTTTGGAAGCCCCGCCCGTCCCGGTGTAAAATCGCCGTCAAGCTCTTTTTTGGGAATCAGCGAAGATATAGAATCAATAATAAGAACAGCCCCGTAGTAATCTGGATGGCTCATGAGCTTGTGTGCGGCTTCTAGAAAGTCTTCTGCGGGAAGAGGCTTGTCATCTGGATGGATAACCTTCATCTTGGCTGGGTCTAAATCGTGAACCTCAAAGTTCATGTCTTTTAACCTGCCCTCTACATCAAGATAAATGACGGGACGACCTTCCTTTTGGCAATTCGATGCTATCTGCATAGCAGTGGTGGTTTTCCCGCTCTTTGGATCTCCGGTTAGTGTTAGCCATGAGCCTTCTTTTACGCCACCACCTAGAGCAATGTCGATGGCAGGACTGATGGATATTACCTTGTATCCCTTTTTTTCTTTTAAGACATCAAGCCCATTAGAAATTATGTTTCCATATTCCTTAATCATCTTGGCTAGATATTCAGGTTTCTTCTCTGTCGCTTTTGCCATTCTCTATATTCCTAATCTTTGAAAATAATGTATTTGATTTCTGCGGTGCTCTAGATTTATATTGGGGATTCTCTGGTAGTTTTAACACTTCCTTCTTCTTGCTTTTTTCTTTTTCTATTTGTTCCAGAGCTTTAGATACCCCCTTCTCTACAAAGCGGAGAGCGAGAACAAACTTGCCAGAGTTGTGCAGAAACCCCAGCGAGTATATTTTTTTCGCACTGGGGCTATTGATATAGCGTATAAGAGCCTCTTCTCCAAACTTTTTTATGAGCTTCCAAGCAACACGTACCTGAATCTGGTATTCTTCATTGTGTGACTTGTTCCAAAACTTATATTCTAAGCTACCCTTGTTTTCCCTTTCGCTTTTGCGAATGCACACTTTTTCTGCGGCATATTGGGCAGCATTACATTCCTGTCCGGTTGAGACACTCTTGAACTTTCGGGTGTTTTCTTTTTTCTGATTCATTTCTAAAAATCATTCTCTTCAAATTTTCTTTGGTTAGCTTCCTAGTGGAAACACGTTTTTCAAATTCGTTGTGTGGCCAAACAAACTTACGCACATCTATTTCAGAACAATCGTCTTTAAGTAGAGAGACGGTTAGTGTTTGATATGATTTAGAGTAAGATCCGTCTATGGCTTGGTCTTGAGCAACGCCCCTAACAACTGATAACCCATCAAGACCATTTTCGTTTTCAAAAAAGATCTCCTGCCTAGCACCAAACATGTAGAGTTGCACTTTGGCCGGGAGAACGTTATTGTCTTTACAATACTGTGTCAATCTTATCCAAGGGTTATCAAGACCTTCTCGCTCATAATCTCCGTATACAACGGTTCCATCGGTAAGCGTTATTTGCCAGCTAATCATTAGCTCATGATGGCAAAGCTCCTTCATGTAACTATCAAACTCGGTACAAAGCATCTTAGTCTTCCTTGATCTTATGGATGACCCCTTGGTATCTTTTTGGAGATTCTGTTTTTCTTTTGCTCTTATTTTCATCCCCAGCCATAGAAGCGGCTTCGGTCATTACCGTCACGCCACGATCTTCTTTTCTTGCAAATAACTCAGAGGTGTATGTCGGGTCTTCTTGGTTGTTGATCTCGACATACCGAGAAACAACACTAACCGATCTTTCGAGCTTGTTAGCAATATCCTCTGTACTCATAGACTTATTGTCATCAATAAACGCTTTCTCTTTTTTAGAAAGTGGTCCCTTTTTCATCTTAGGTCTCCATTAAAAATCTTCTAGCTTTGGTAAAATACAATCTGTTTTTGCTTTCAAGGTACTTGGTATAACTCTCGAAAGTGTCTTTAGACACCTTTTTGAATTTATACATGTGAGATTGCCTCCTGCTGGAGGCATACGAAGAGTCTGTCTGGTGTGGATCTAAAAGCTCGTTTCTTCCGTACTTAATGTAGAATGTGATAGAGCCGGTAGAGGATTTTACGAGCTTTGCGACAGCCTTATTTTCTACCGATTGCTCTCCGTTGACATCTAGAAAAGTTGTTTCTACGTTTTCTGGGTCTGGTATATTGAGTTCAGACACATCTTCATTTTCCCATCTAGCCATTGAGTCTCTCCAATTTTTCTTTTAATGTTCTTATGCAGTCGGCTTCGGTTGGGCCGGTTATGCAAATTTGAGCCTTTGTAGACATCCCATATTTTGACAACGCCGAATTTCCCATAACGTAGTGGTCAAGGGTTCCATCCTTATTCATTTGTCTCACGTCAATCTTTAGTGTTACCGTTGCGTGATGAGGATGAAGTCTTCTTTCTAGCGATTTGCTTTCTTTACTTTCCATCACGTATCCATTTAAGCTTTTGTGTTTCGGTCATTGAATTTATCTTTTTGTGCATGTCTCTTCTTTCCTGACCTTCTCTGCTTTTATTTATACCGTCCTTTTCTTTCCTGTCTGACATTTCATATCTGCCCATTTTTTCAGTATTTCTATCTGCAAGCTGGCCTATTGTGCTAGGCTCGCCTCTAACAAACATTGCCGGAGGATTGATAAAAATTTTACGCAGCGACTTTTCGTTGCAGTGTGGGCACTCGTAGACAGATGGGTCGTTGTGCTTCTGTACTATTTCTGTATAGTAAGCGCACGCAGAACATTCAAAATCATATGTAGGCATTATTTCCTTCCTTCCATTATATACTGTTATAAGCTCTTAGTCAAGAAAATTGCTCATAATTTGGAAAGTATTTTTGAGATAATTCTATTTCTAACAATATCTTCAGATGTTAGTTCGCAAATAGAAACTCCTTCAACATCTTCTAGTCTATCCATACATATGTCTAGGCCGCCGTCAGAGCGATGGTCTAGGTCTGTTTGACTAAGGTCTCCATTAATCACAGCCTTTGAGCCGAGACCTATACGGGTTATGAACATTTTGATTTGTTCATATGTAGCATTTTGAGCTTCGTCAAGTATCATAAAGGTGTCGTGAAAATTTCTTCCTCGCATATACTCTAGAGGACACATTTCGATTATATTGGTTGACCTCGCAGAGTTGTATGTGTCCGGACTAAGATATAGCTTCATCTCTTCAACGACCGGAACAAGATAAGGTGATATTTTTTCAGTTAGAGATCCGGGGAGAAAGCCAAGTCCTCTTCCAGCCTCAACAACCGGTCTTGTAATTACAATCCTTTGAACATGGTCCTGTAAAAAGTGTTGACAAGCCAAGCCAACAGCAACGGCTGTTTTACCTGATCCCGCTGGGCCTGAACAGAAGGTGACATCACTTTCAATCATACATCTAATGTAGTCTGCTTGATTGTCTGTCTTTGGCTTTAATTGTTTTCTACGAGGTCTGACGGGCTGTTTGTTTTTTTGATTTCTACGCTTAGGCAATTTAATTGCTCCTAATAAGGCAAAGTTGGTGCGGGAAGATCTCTAACGGTGGTGTCTCTAACTAGAACTATATCGCTAACATCATTTTGATATGATATAGTTCCTTCTAAGTTTCCACCATCGGTTCCCCCTCCATCATAGCTAAAGTTGGTTAAATAGTTTTTCTTTCCAAGATCCCACACGAAAAAATTGGGGTTTGGATCTGTGTGTTTTTTGGCTACCAGTTTTATCTCTCGGTCTACATGTGGCCAATCTGTCGAAGAAGTAACTCCGTCAGCTTTTGAAAATGTAGTATCCGTGTTTGGCAGATAGCTACTTGGTGAAGACCTTCTGGGTAACGGTTGTCTTAGTGTTCCTGTAAATGAGGCTGTGACCTGAACAGGAAGCACAACATATCTCCAGAGATTTTGCAGCCCTTGATCAATAGAGCCTCGCCATTTCCCAATGTCTGCTATTTCTGAGTAGTCTATTGATGCATCTATAGAGACTGAATTTAGTCCTAATATTTCTTTAGCTGGCTTTCCTTCAGTAGCGGTTTCTCCAGAGGAGTTCTCAGCCTTAAACATTCTTATAACCTCTTCCGGAAGAGTGGACTGCGTGTCAGAGTTTAAGATGTCTAGATCATCGTGTTTTAAAATGTTTCCGACTTGAGCCGCTGAAGCTGAGGGGAGTGTATATGAGCTGGTTGCTGTAGCCTCGTTGTAGGTGGCTCCTTTAGTTATTAGTGTGATGCTTTCTCTTATTGGTTCACCCACTGCCATACTATAGCTAATTGATGTTATTAAGCAGTTTCTGTATGTGACCTGAAATACAACGTTTTTGTCAGCATCGCTACTACTTGGAGTTGTGTGATTTTCACTTCCAAGTCTATCAAACTTATCGGGCCCATAAAGTATTGTGATGTCAAAATTTCTTATAGACTTTGAATTAGGGTTTGTTGCCCCTTGACATCCTATATTGTCATCTTTTAGGATGTGGCAGTTTTTATAACCTGAGTCACTAGAGACATAACTAGATGGATCGACATGATAGAAAAAGTTGGATGACTGATCTATGACTCTTTCGATTACTATTTCAAACTGTTGTTGTCCGTAATAATGATATTTCCTTTGAAACCTACCAACATCCATTAGTGATTCAGAGGCGTTTTCGGAGCTGACACCAACGGTTTGAACGCCGGTAAGAAACGTGGAGTCGGTTGGAGTTTGATCTCCTGTTTGCGTAAGCCTCCCAAAGCGGGTTCCTGTGGTATTAACCAAAACCCCCATGCAGGCGTAAAACATACGCCCATTAATTTCACTAAATGGATATATAGACATAATTAAACCCCACTACTGCCAAAGCCACCAACGCCTCTTTCTGAATCCTCTAAGTCGTCAACTTCTAACATATTTGTTTCAGGAAGTTTGTGGAAAATAATCTGGGCAACCCTATCACCGCTGTTTATTTCTACAGTAGTGCCTGATGAGTTGTAAAGGCAAATCTTTATTTCTCCTCTGTATCCGGCATCAATCACTCCCGCAAAAACATCTATTCCCCTTTTTACAGCGAGTCCCGATCTCGGCCAAATAAGACCAACATAACCGTCCGGAATTGACAAAGCTATGCTAGTTGAGACTGTTCTTCTATGATTTGATACTATCTGAAGATTTTCTGAAGAATATAAATCCCAGCCAGCATCATATTTGTGTGCCCTTGTTGGCAGCGTTCCCTTATCAGACAACCTTTTGCATTTTATGGTTTTTTCTGGGCACGGTTTTTGACTATTGGCAAGCATGTTAATTCGGGCTTGCTGATCACAGTGTACTTCTAACGTCATATCCTAATCTCCTATACTATTTCACAACTTCCACCACTACAAGCCCATTCTTGTTCTGGCTTAACATTGTCTACTTCTTCGATAACACAGGTAAAATCAACATCTTGATACTCTCTTTTCATATCAACCCACTCCTTCCAGTTATACACATCTTTCATGCAGTAGGTTAGCTTTCTAAGGTCTCCTTCAAAGTATCTATCAGAAAATTTCTTGCATCTATCTGACCATTCTTTCTTTCCATTTCCCTTTATTTTTTCACCAACCCCAAGCAGCGAGTCGCAAGCGGCCCAGAGATTATCCTCCCACAAGTTTAATGCAACCTCTATTAAACCACTAACGAATAGAGATGCGTCTCCATAATGGGAAACTTGTTCAGTGGGTAAATAAATAGTTGTAAATGGGGCTTGGGGATAGTCTTTGTCTCCTGTTATTGGCAGAAGAGATATTCCACAAAAATATTTTCTATTCTTGTAGATATATGATTCAACCTCGTCCCACTCATCTGGCTTCACATTAATTGTATTTGAAACGTTGTGAACTAGCCAAGGCTGTGTGCAAAGCTTCTTGTTTGTTCCGGGGATTACCCAGCTTTGCTGTGTGCTTTTGACATAATTTAGCAGGTCTAAAGCCCCTACTTGGTTTTTCGTTTTTGAACCTGCTGGAACCTCTACGCAAAATCCAACTACGTCGTCGCTGTCATTGTTTGACCAAACCGACTCCTCACACGCCCTTGGGTTGACTTCCCTGAAATAGTTATAAATTGGCTCCATCTTGTTTGCCTGCACACGCCTTATGTATCTTTTGGCGTGGTGTGGATGTATGCCACTAGAAGTTCCCAGTATACAACTTGAAGTTCCTTCTGGTTTTATGCAGGTTGTTCGAGCGGCCTGATTTACACCAATCTTCTTTGCCAGAATCTCATTGGTTTTCTTTACTATTGCCGCTCCTCTTTTCTGAACGGTTGGATCTAGACATATGTCGTGTTGTTCCATAATGCCCGTCATGGAAACGCCTAAGAGGGCCTCCCTTTTAATAATGTTTTCTGACGTTTCTCCTAAGTACTCAAAGCTGTCGAATCCAGCCTGAAGCGTTCCTATGATAGATGCGGCCTTGCAAGCGTCGTAAAAATCCTCTTCTGTTTTTATCTTTGCACAGTTTATCGTACTTAAATTGCAGGCTTGCCATCCGGTTTCACCTGTCTTCTCGTCTACTGGCCACATCCCAATCTCTACACACGGATTAACTATTAGCTCTGTAGAGTCAGACCATACAAATCCCGGTTCTCCAAAATCCTTTACGGAGTTCATAAGTTCCGAGAATTGGGCTTTAGTTGTTTTATCCCTAAGTAATAGTGCTGAATTATTTGATCTTCCTCGTTGTGGGTTTTCAATGAACCAGTTTCCCGTTTTTGCTTTTGCCATTTCTTCGTCGTCTGGACTAAAAACGCAAATCGTAGCACTTCTTCTCACTCCCCCACTAATCACAGCGTCAGCACCATGCATTACTATGTCATATGCCTGAACAGGTTTTAACTTTCTTATTGACTCATGGCAAAAATCTAAGTCTTTGAGGGCTTTGTCTAAAACCTTTTTTATATTTGATAGAGCATTTTTTAAAGGTTCTGGCCCCGGAGCTTTGCCGCCGCTTGATTTGAGAGGTGAGCCAGCGGGTCTAATTTGAGAATAGTCAAACTTTATATTTTTAGCGTTGTACTCTGGAAAAAGTTCATCCTGCATAAAGTAACTAGATACTAAAACGCCCACAGCATCAGACCAACCCTCTATCGAGTCTGGAATAACAAACTTTTTTGACCCGTTTTTATTCTTAATTAATGGTGGGAGCTTATCTATGTGGTGGTTCTGAACAGAGAAACCGGTGCCGCAACCACATAGCAACAGATACATACACTCTTGAAAGAAACGAACCCTGTCGGCAAAAGAGGTTATGCAGTTATAGATTCTAGCGTTGTGCTTAAAAATTGGGGAGCCGCCAAATTGCAATGCTCTCTGGCTTCCCAGCACACGCTTCTTAAGCATCTTTTCGTATGCCCAGTTGATGTCTTCTAAAACATCCGTGTCTTCATATTTGGTAAGCATCATCTGCTTAACTCTACCAACAGCCTCTGGCCAAGTCTCCCTTCTTTTCTTTTCTGGTATCCATCTTGCATATTTAGAAACGAAGGTGTAGTTCATCAGAGACTTTATAGACATATGTATCCTTATTCCTTGTAATCAATTATTTATTTACCACAATCGTGATATCTTTAAGTTTGAGTTGTATTACTGTTTTTTGGTCGTACTGTTGTATATCAATATTATCTACTATAGATTGTATTTTGTCAACTGTTTCTTGCTTAATTCCTAATTCCGCCATAACTTGTTTAATAATCATAGACGTTAACCCGCCATAACGGTTTTCTTCCATGCTATTTCTCCAGTTTAGAGATTAGTGTGTCGAATTTTTCGTTGAGCTTATCGTTGATTGTTAGCTTACAATCTACGACGCTCTCTTCGAGCGAATCTATCTTTGTCTCCATTTTACTTTCTAGGCTAACTACTTTATCTTCTATAGAGGTCATTCTTCGATTTAATGCGTCGTTCACTTTTTCCTCCAAGATAATAATTTGCTTACCGTGACTAACAATGCTGAACAATGCCCATCCCAGTAGGGGTAGCACAACCATTTGAATCATACTGCTTATTACTTCCCATGTTTCTGGCATCTGAATAACTCCGGTAATTTGTTAAAAAAAAGAGGGGCGAAGGAGTATTCCTCCACCCCTCGTTTAAAACAGCCCGTATTACATGCCGGTTATGGCTTTGTAATCGAAGAAGTCACCACCAGATGAGACAGAAGTAGTAACAAAGTCAACCTTCATCACCAATTCACCCGGAATCGCACGAGTAGGTTCTGCCGCTCCGTCAAACGCTCTATCTGTAGCGTTGCCGTCTGCGATGTCAAACATGTTCTCGTTCAAGGCATCTGGAGCAGAAGCACTGTCAGCACCGCCGGACGCAGCAGCAACCCAGTTGATTCTACTAGCCAAAGCAGCACCAGCCGTATTTCGAGATTTGGTGCTTGTCCAACTGAATCTGTTTGCTCTGAAAGCAGAAACGGTTTTTGCACCAAACTGATGCTGGAACTTGGCGATTGGATTCAAGTCTGTTCCGCGACCAGTGATAAGAATGTTGGTTTTGGAAACGCCAGAAAGGGTATCGCTAATTGTAGCAATAACGTACTTGCCAGCTTCTTCATATCCAAAAGTACCAGCGGAAAGAGCTTTTTGATTATGGCTTAAGCCATCGTTAAGAACTTTCGGCCTTGTGCCATCTTTAAAGTCGGTTGCATTATCTTTCAATGCCAAAGCTTTGGTAATTACTGTTCCGGTACTTGTGTTACCAAGAATAGTACCACCTTCAGTAGTGTCGTTGTAAGCACCGCCCGTGGTATTTTTTAGATAGGCGGCTTCGTTAGCAGGAACTGCCATGATAGATCTCCTTTTGAAAATCAATTAAAGTAAATATTAATATATCTTATCCTATTCATCCAAAAAGAGATCCGGTTCCTTTTTAACATACACAAATTATGTCATTTGCCCGTTACTTTTTTTACACATTTTTATTGCCCTCTTAAGCCTTCTTCTGGCTGTCTCTCGACTGTATCCGTTAGCCTTGGCAATTTCAACCATAGTCATGTTTCCAAGATACCTTTGTTTTAGGATACTTGATACGTCTTCTGGCAATCCGAGAAGGGTGTCTATAAACTCCCTAGAGCTGTCTCTGTAAACAGAGTCAGATTTAATAAAGTCCAGCTTAACGCTGTCAAGATAGAGCATTTGCTTTCGCTTCTTTAGTTCGTTTTTGAAAGCAAAGGACAGTTGCTGGTATAAATACGAGGTGAATTTGGCCCCCCTTGAGGCGTCGTATTTGTCTATACATTTCCAAAGAGTAATCATCTTTATTGATTCTATCTCGTCCCTGTCTATAGATCGAGTGTATCGGCTTGACACGGCGTTCATTATATTTACAATATTAGGGTCTTTCAAAAGTTTGTCAATTTTATCCATTATTTCCTCTCAATATGATCCCACCACGGGTTTGTTTAAGTTCAAGTAGTCCGCTCAAACCGTCAAGATAACCTTTATCCATCTTGTCTGAAACAATATATTCAACTTCGCCTTCAGGCGATACTAACATAGACCAATATTTTTTAGTCTTTAGTTGTTCTTTTACTAGATTTACAGTAGCTTGAGTATTTTCGTTTGAAAATATCTCCTGCTCTGTATAAACACACAGCTCTTTTTCTATGTCTGTTCTGACCTCCTTGATATCGAAAAGCTTTCCAATGCCTATGAAAAATGAGTATCTGCCCATTACCCTGAGAGCCTCTACTCCTTCAATCATCTCTATTTTGTCTGCTATGTCATTTGTTATATCAAAATTACTGTACCCCATCCAACAGTCCCATCTGTCAGAAGGTTTTAATGATGACTCTTCTGGATAAATGCCCAGAGGTGTATATAAAACCCTTTGTTGTTGTAGGAACATTTCTGGAGGGAAAAAATCTACTGGTATTTCAATTTCGCTATAATTTGCTTCGCTCGCATCAATTTCTGGTAGCGTTATATCTTTTGGTGACATGATGTCTTCTACTCTAGCGTTCCAGCTTTCCCAAGCTATTTGTTTAGGTTTAGACATGGAAACCTCCGTTGAGCGATTATAGTTTTAATACGTCACGGGGTGAAACCGCCAAAGACTCACCCGAAACATCTCCTGAAGCACCGTCCTTAACGTGATTTTTAGATAATACAAAATCCTTTATAGTTTGAACTATAGATAAAAAATCCTCCTCGTTACCTTCTAATACACATTGTGCCTTAAGTTCATTTAATATTTTTTCTATAAGATCGTCATACGCAATCCCATAAAATATAGATGATATTGCACGTATGCCATTATCATCGGAATCCCAATCGCACGTATATCCATATTCTTGGTCTTTAGAGACTGTTACGGTTAGCTGTGCTATTGGTTCCTCTGAGGAATGATTTTGATGTTCTTGATAATATTTGTTCATAATATGGATCTATTTTTATATCCTGCTCTTGTAGTCTTTTAGGCGAAAAGAATTCGCCAAACTTGTTGGAGCCTAATACTTCTGGCATGGTACATGCGTATGTAACCTCAGCATTGGACTGGTCTATTTTTCTAAAACCACAAACCTCGCTATACATCCAGCTTGGGTCTATGTGAAAGTGTTTTGATACAATCTCATCTACTGTTTCACTCTCATCCTTTGTTGAAATATACTTATTTGGAACCTGTCTGTTGTCATCTAGGTATATTTGAAAAAACTCAGGATGATTAAAGGGTAGACCCTTTACCAGCTTGCAGATAAGCAGAGTTATTTTAATCTTCATTGTTGGCAACTGGTTCTACAGGCGGTTCAGAAGAAACCTGATCTTTTATTTTCTTAAGCACCTCAAATTCTGAGGCCGCCTTCTCGTATTTAGATATTGAGGTGAGAAGCTTATCCAAAGCACCTTCTGCGTGCTGATTATTTACCCACACATTTATATCAAATGCGTGCTTATCCATGCGGGATTGTAAAGAGCTTTCTACCGCTTCTAATATATTCATTTTCCTGTCCTTATAGTTATTAAAATGAGCCCACTACAATCCATTATAGCAGGCCCAATGTAAAAGTCAAGCTAATTATTCAAAGACCAAGCAAATCCCATGAATGTTTTACTTAAGTCTATCTTTTCTGTCTCTATAACTTCGTGGTTTTCCTCACCTAAAATAGAGACCATAGCGTCTTTTGTTGCCTTGGATAGCTCTTTGTACTTACCCTTGAGTGAGTCTCCAAAAACTTCCTTGGCGGCAAAGACATAAACATCGTTTACATCCTGTGCGCTTACATCGTAGTTTAAAACCCTCTCTGCAAACTCTTTATTAAATAGGCAGAGAAATAGTCTGTCGTTTTCATCGTCGATTGATTTTGAAACCTCAAACCATTGATTGATAATAGACTCTTCGGGTTTTTCGATAACTACCTGTGGCGTGTTTGGAATTGTTGGCACTATGTCTTTTATAGATTCCCAAAAAACTCCACACAGTATCAATAAAACTGCCAACACTAAACTGAGTCTGGTTTTCATAATGTAGAAATCTCCTTATCAGTTTTAGGCTTTGGTGATGGCTTTTTGGCAAACGCAAGAAAGACTTCTCTTAATTTTTCTTGAGCTTCCACCAAACCGGCCTGTTCGCAGGCGTCGTCCAGAGCTTCCCATTTATGCACTATTGAAGTTAGGTTACTCGTTTTTAGAGAAAGTCCAATAGCGGGAACGCTTGGAGCTACGCTATCGGCCATCTTCTTTAGGAGGTTTATGGCAGTGGGGATTAATAACAGCACCCCACCGCCAATCAACAACCACTGTATCGGGGTTAGGCCCCTTACAAGTTCAATCATTGATCCCTCTCTTGATTATTTAGTTTCTCGAACCGTATCGCCAATAACCCAAGCAACGACGATGGTTACAACGCCCACAATTTGCTCGGTATCAAGCGTGATTCCGAAAAGCTCAGATGCACAGACGCCAGCCAAACCGACAGCCGACACCCAAAATCTTCGTGACTTTAAAAGTGATTTCACTTTATCCATTTTGGTATCTCCCATAAAAAATTTAGGCACCAGTTGCCCTATCTAAAAAAATTAAAAATCCTTCTCGGTCTTATACATTCCATGTTTTTACTTGCGACTTCCCTTTTGTGGTATGGGCAGTCTGTAGTGTGTCCGTCTCCATGAGTTATTACACCCGTACCCTTACATACACATTTATTTACGTCTGGATCGGGTTTGCTTGGCTCGTCGTCTGGTATTGGCTCTATCTTTAGAACCTCTTGTTCAGCCAAATCAAAGGCTTCGTCTATCTTATTTATTATAGTGTTTGTTTCGTCATTTGTCAAACTATTTCTTGAGCTTACTTCAGATTTTACTGAAAATAAAATTCCCAGTAAGACGCAAGCTACTCCGGCAATTAGCGATCTGCCAGCAATCGTAGTTGTATTTTTTGTGTTCATATTAAAAAACCTCGTCTATTGTCCAGTCTATTTTTCTGGCGGGAAAACCATCTACGTCGCTGAAGACCCAAGCCGAACCGCTGGAAAGCATTCCGCGAGCATCTTTTTCTCTGATCCAAAAACTGCCATCAGGTTGATCTAATCTTTTTGGCCCAGAGTTCCAGACGCCCCACGAGTTTTGAATTAAGAATAATGTTTCGTTGTATATTTCCCTACTATCGTCACAAGCGATCCAAGCCATAGCATGGTTCCAGCCACTAGAGCGTTTGGCAATGCCATTACCATCCCTACGACTACTAAACCCATACCCAGAACATACAGACATAGCGTAGCCATTAGCGATAGCGTCTCTAGCTTCTTCGACCGTTCTGATGTTAGATATTGTTCTGACTTGGTGTTTTTTGGCTTCTGTGGTATAGACATTTTTAGGTATTCTCTTTTTTGCACCTAGTGAGGAGTTGTATGTTGATAAGTCGATGTCTCCGTAGTCTTTTCTTATGAGTATACCTCCCGTTTGATGCACATATCTAGCGGCACCAGAGCATGTCATCCCCTGCCCCATGTGACCCCTCGATTGATATATAGCTTCGGTGGCTCCACGAGCCTCAAACGATTCCCTGTCTCCCTTTACGTCTATCTCAACAGCTCTGGTAATATCTACAGCATTTCTTGTTGAGTGAGAGACGCAGTCTCCTGTGGTTTGTCTTTCATATGGCCCAAAGCTTGGGTCAAATTTCAGTAGAGACTTAAACGGCAAAGACTTTTTACCCTCTCCATCTCCATAAAGACTATAAGCGGCTGCACCAAATACAGGCATTGGAAGCTCGCCCATTAATTTTGCAGTATCTTCCGGATCGCAAATACTGCCAACAAATCCCTGTCTATAAAGATTCAGGATATTGCGTGGTGTGCTAAAGTCCATTAATGACCTCTCTCGCGGAGTTGTCCCATGAAAAACGAAGTGCGGTTTTTACACCTTCTTCATTTAAGCATAGGGAGTTATGTTTTTTGTTAGTGTAAACCGTTCGCATGTGAGACACTATTTGATCTTTCTGTTTTTGTTCTATGCTTGCCCATCGCCCGCAAGAACCATTGAAGAAAACGCCATCATGAGCCGTTTCTAACTTTTCAACATCCACTAGAAGTGTGTTTTTGTTATCGCAGAATTCTGTATGCGCTGAATAATTTGTAGCTATGACTTGCTTTCCACATGCCATCATTTCAAGAAGCTCTAGATTCCAACCTTCTGCTCTAGATGGGAAGACCCCGCAGTCGGCTTGCTTCATTATGTTATACACATCTTGGTGCGTTTGTTGTCTAGGAATTATTCTAATTTTATCTCCGAGAGGAGATGACTTGTATAGATTTTGCCAACCTTGATTATTTTGACCTATGAAGGGGTTATCACACATCATCCATAGTTCAACGTCGTCATCTTGGGTAAATGCAGAATTGAAGCATTCTAGTAAAACATCGTGACCTTTTCTTTTTTCCCACTTTCCACAATTCAGGAAAACTGTAGGCGTTCTGCTAGATAGGGCGGGTTGGAAAAGCTCTGCGTCAACACCTAGAGGAACTACATGGATACGATTCTCGCAGAAAGACCCAGCCATCTGATCTAATACTATTTGTTTTGCCCAGTCGGAACAAACATAAATTTTATCACAATGGTTGAGGCTCAGTTTTTCCTCTTCGTTAAATTCAGTTAACTCAAATATAGGAAAACCTATATGCTCCCCATGTCCTACAAATTGAAACAAATCATTTTGGTGCCATATCTTCACGCATGGCTTAACTGTTTGGTCACACCTATTATCCAATCCGGATTGTATAGCTGCGTCAAAGAACTCTGGTGTTGAAATAGGATACAGGGAGGTGGTGCGATCTAACGCAAATAAGCTTTTAAAAATATTATATCCAGCCACCCCATATCCTAAGTTGTTTATGGGAGCAATTAAGTTTACCATAAGTAGTTTTTTCCAGTTATTTTACTTCTACCACTTTTATTTCTATAGCTTATAACCACTCTGGATTTTCTCAGATTAATATCTTCGTTGATTAAATTTCTTGTTTTAACCAGAAGACTAAAGATAGATTGATCGTGCCTATGAGCCTTAAAAGTGGGAAGATTTTCGGCCACGCTGGGGGTATCGTCAATCATATGATAGTCACATCCTATCTCATACCAAGTCTCAACTAAATCCATAATTGCTGGGGTTTTGACAAACATATTTACGCCACTCGCCCACTGTGCGCCCATATATTCTGGCTTGTTGGCGTCTAATGCTAATAGTAAATCCATCTTGCTATATTTGCATTCCGGTGTTGTTACAGATCCTAGTATTTTTTTACACTCACTCGCAACAGCAAACATCTCCGTCATTTTTTCTCCTGCGTCAGGATGTATCTCACAGCCAGCATCGGAATAAAGTAATATGTCCCCTTCTTTTAGCGAGTGCAGATGTCTCATTATTATGTATGGCTTCCACAGGTAACACCCATGACCTCTGCGTGTTTTGCGCATGAAATAGTGATGTCTGGGCCAAAAAAGCGGATCAGCCATTAACTCATCACCATTGTAAGCATATATCTCATCAAACACTTTGATGTCTTCTGCTTGACAGGCTAGTCTTCTAGAGGCGTTGTGAAAATTTACTCCGCGAGCCCCAAAGGTGATAAATACTTTTTTCATTTTTGATAATCCGGCCAAAATATTTCTCCGTATGTCTTACCGTTTCGGTTGGAATCAGCAGAAGTTTCTATAAGTCGCCAATGATCAAGTGGGTATCTTTGCCCCTTGATCCACGCTCCCGACTTAAACCATGTTTCATTTTCGTTTAAAATGGCAGCCGTGTAAGAAAATCCGCTGTTACTTTGTATTAATACTTTAGCTGTAACCATCTCATGAAATGCCACTTTTAAATTATATTTTTGGTGAGCTACGTAGTCTTTTGCCAGCTTCCAAGTAACCCTGTTTTTTAATTGAGCTGGCCAATTATCAGTAATTCCATCAAATTCACTTGAAGAGCCCCCCTCGGGTATTTCGCTATGGATTGCTATGGTATAGTGGCTGGGGTATTGTTGTAATATCTCTGGCATCCTTTTGTTATAAAATTCATTTTTGGATTGCCTGTATCTTTTTCTTCTGTATGAATCTCGATCTGGTCTTACGTCCCCTCTTCTTATATGTATAACAATATCTTGTTCGCATGGGGGCGGCTTGGGTGTAGACCAGTACCAGTTACGTAATTTTTTTAGCGTTTTTTGGTCGTACCAGTTGCTAGGTCTTCGGTCGTTGAAAACGGCTTTGCATCCCTTGACGGTTCCGTCAATCGTTACTTCGGGGCTCCTGCCATCAGGTATTCCTATAAATTCATTGAGTTCGCTTGTTCTTTTTTTCCAAGACGATTCCTCTTCGTCTTTTTTCCATCCCCAACCATGTGAAACACTATAGAAGGGTGTATGAACATATACGTGGTTAGGATCGTGTTCACAGAAAGCTATGCCAGAAAAGACGGCGTTGAGTTGACACCCAAAGCCGTCTGTCTTTCCTCGTATTGTAAGATTTTTTATCATTGAAAGTTTGAAACTACGGATGGTCTAGCCTGTTGACACATTGGACAAAATGGTTGACTTCCGGGTTTATGGATTCCTGCTTGATGGTGAAGCATTAGTATGCTTTGAAGTATTTGACTTTCTCTTGTTCTTTGATGCTCTGGCATCTCTATCAGATCGAGTGGTAACTCCACCTGTTGTCTCTTTATTATATCGTTATACAGGTATAGAGTGCTCGCTAAATTTATAATAGATAGAAAAAAAAGTACATATACAGCGCATTTAAAAAACTTCATAGTATCAACCTTCTTTTACTGCTTTGTTGTTGTCGGATTCTCTCCAGTCGTAGTCTATGGTGAACTTAACAGGGACAGGCATTGCTTTTCCAGTCATAGACTCATAGGCTTTTGCTACAATCGTCCAGTCCTTACTTTGATATGCTTTCAATAACATTGTCGCTTCTTTTTTCATGATACGAATAACTCCTTTATTACCTTTCCTGAATTAGCTATTTTCATTGGTCGTCCGCTATTGCTTGAGAACGTTGTCTGTAGTGAGATACCAAGAGCCTTGCAGACAGAAGCCATGATATCCTGAGAAGTATATGGTTCGCTTTCAACACGAGTGCCGTCTGAATTGGTCTCGCCAACGGCAATACCACCTTTCATGCCACCACCACCAACGACGACGCTCCAGCTTCGTGCCCAATGGTCACGGCCAGCGTTTTGGTTAATGCGAGGGGTTCTGCTAAATTCACCCATCCATATAACCACCGTGTCATCAAGAAGACCCCTCTGTTCTAGGTCTTCTACCAATGCACTCATTCCTTGATCGAGCATAGGTAGTTTGGTATCTCTTAATGTTGGAAAGATATTCTGATGATTATCCCAGCCGCCCAGTCCAACCTCGATGAACGGTATCCCAACCTCAACAAGCCTTCTGGCCATTAAACAACCCTTGCCGAAGTTGTTGTCTCCATATCTTTCTTTTACGTTTTCTGGCTCTTTATCTACCTTCATTGCATCCATTTCCTTGCTGGTCAAGACGTTGAAGGTTTTTCTTAATACCTTTTGATGTTCCTTGGCTAAAGACCCCCTATTGTTATTTATAAAGTTAGTCTCTATCATGTCAAGGACTTGCGCCCTTTGATAGAATCTTTGATCTATCTTCATGTTTAGATTTCTAATCTGCCCATTACTATTAACGGCAAATGGATCATACTGAGCGCCTAAAAAACCAGCACCCATACTTCCACCATTGACGGAAACAAATTGTGGAATCAATAGATCTGGCTTTTCTAGCTGCTTGGAAATAACTGATCCATAGCTGGGGTGAACCATGCTTGGGTTGGGAACATAGCCAGTATGCATATAATATCGCCCACGCATGTGATCTGCCTCACGGGTACTCATGCTTCGCACAATGGCCATGTTGTGCATTTGCTTTGCCATCAACGGCATGTGTTCACAAATCTGTACATCGCCGGTTGTGGCAATAGGTTTGAACGGGCCTCCGGTTGGTGCGTCTGGTTTCAAGTCCCATATATCCATAGTTGACGGGCCTCCACCCATCCAAAGGAGGATGGCAGATTTACCATTTTTCTTTAGCTCTTGCTGGTTAGCTTTTAGTGTGCCTGTTAATGCGGCAACTCCAGCCAATGATGATAAAAATTCCCGTCTTTTCATTTGTCCAACTCCTGATAATGATTAAAATCTAAATTGAAAGAAAAACCCATGAAATGGTGCCGGATAAACTGGCATTGGTTGTGGCTGAACAATAACAGGAGGGCCGTAGACTGGGGGGTGGTATACCCTATAGAAGCCATGTATTGGGTGAAACCTAGTCTCTACGGAAGGATAATTAAATGGGTGAACATATGGTCTACCAATTATTATACTTCCATGTCTATAGTTGTGGCTAGGTCTGACCTGTTGCTGTTGCTGCTGAGGTTTTTGCCACTCTTGTTTTCCAAACCCCGCAGGTCTTTGTATGGGTCTTCCAAAGCCTTGAGGTAATTGTGGCTTCGCGGTGGTTGGCGGCCTCGCAGTAGTTGGAGGTGTAACGACCCTTCGCTGTTGGGAAGATTGCGGCCTCGCGGTAGTTGGAGGCTTAATAACCTTGCGTTCAGGCTGTTCCGCGTTTACAGAGAGTGGCACAAATAGTAAACATAGTAGTGATGCTAAATATTTCATTATATTAACTCCTTAAGTGGTTCTCTGTGGTCTAAAAGATATTGAGGTCTTCCGGTTCTATCTAATAAAGTGGTTGACATAGTGTCAATACCCAGCCCTCTGTACATCGTTGCACAAATTTCTTGAATATGTACGGGTCTAGTTTCTGGAACCTCACCAAGCCTATTGGTTTCTCCAATGGTCTGCCCATGATTGAAGCCTCCTCCTGCGAGTAAAGCACAAGAAACTTGAGGCCAGTGATCACGACCGCCCTTTGGGTTGATCTTGGGTGTTCTACCAAACTCTCCCCATACTACAACAAGTGTATCGTCTAACATACCACGCTGATCGAGGTCTCGAACGAGTGCGGATACGCACTGATCCAATTTTACCCCGTGATCCCTAACTAGATCAAAATTAGAGCCATGACTATCCCATCGACCGTAAGAAAGAGTAACAGACCTAGCTCCAGCTTCAACAAGTCTTCTAGCCATTAATACATGTTCGTTTACAGTAGGTGCCCCGTCATACTGGAACTTAAACGGTTTACCGTCTCCGTACATTTCCTTGATCTTTGGATCTTCCTTTGACAAGTCCAAAGCGTCAACTAAAGAGCTTGAGGTTAAAACACCAAAAGCCTCTTCAGTAAAAGTGTCTACATCAACAGCTTTGTCAATAGTCTTGTTTAATTCTGCAAACCCATTGAGCAGATCTTTTCTATTTTTGAATCTTTCGACCTGCATGTTTAGTTTAAGATCCTTCATCATTTCGCCATTGGGCTTAAAAGGTTTATGGGTATCTCCTAAATATCCAGCACCTCCGGCTTCCGACCAAGGGGAATGTTGAGTAGGCTCTGCCAACCCTACCGCAACTGGTACGGCAGGATCGACTGAACCCAAGATTTTAGAAGCACACGCCCCGATAGCAGGATAGCTACTGCCTGAAACCATATCCTTACGGCTCCATCCCGTAACGCATTGGTGGCCATCATGCGAGCCATCTGAACCTACTACAGAACGAATTGCTGTAAACTTATCAAACATAGAAGCGATCTGTGGAAAACACTCACCGATGTATACACCCGCCACATTGGTCGGGATCGGCTTAAATGGCCCACGAATTTCCGAAGGTGCTTCTGTTTTTATATCCCACATATCTTGATGCGGGGGGCCACCACCCAAAAATATATTAATTACTGCCTTATGAGATGTACCACCTTGTTCTTGAGCATACAGAACCTGCGGCATCGAAAGTAGACCTAAGCCTCCAACCGATAAAAAACTTCTACGTGATAAATTTAACATTTTAAAATCTTATTAACCTCCTTTAGTATTGGGGCTTCTTTACTATAAAATTACTTTAGCTTCTCCTTCTAATAAGTATCTAGGACGACCACCCATATCAACCCTCTGAACGTCATGTCCAATTCCAAAGTGATCAAACAGGGTGGCTTGTAAGTCTAGTGGGCCAACAGGATTTTCCGTTGGCTCATATGATCTGTTAGCTTTCCCTATGGTTCTTCCAGACTGATATTTTCCGCCAGCCATCATCATGGGTGTGATTGCAGGCCAATGGTCGCGTCCAGCGTTGGCGTTGATTTTGGTTCTGCCAAACTCACCGGTAACGACTAGAAGAACTTTTTCATTTAGTCCACGATCCCAAACGTC